CGTATACTAAACACCAGGTTTGACCTAGTTAATATTTGTAATTGCTTCGTTAAGAATTTGTAACGACATAAAATTCCATATAGGCATTACTGCTTATACTTAAAAACTATCGTTAGTCAAAACTTACTCGCAGGCTATTGCCATATTACTGGATTACTCAAATATATATGAGTCACCAACCACACCGCTACCATGTGGATTTTCGTGTTGCACATTATCTTCGCAAAGATATCTTCCATCCCAAACCTCTTGTTGGGTTGCAAAAGACGGTATCCCTTTCGGGAACCAATGTTCAACACTACACTTTTTTAACACTATTTTCATTTTCATTCGGAAATCATCATAAAACTCTTTCCCTTGTAAAAATGCTTCAAACAGCACACTCGATACCATATCGCAGTTCTGTAATTCTAAAGAAACAGTGTCACTTTTAACGCAAGTGTGCAGCGTTTTAAATAACGACATGACTTCTAGAGGACCTAAATACACCTCTCTCTCTTTGTCATATCGAAATGATCGTTTAAGGAACGAACAATCCTCCATTTTGATAAAGGGGATGGATACCCCTTCTTTATCTGCCATTGTATACACAACTCCAGATTTCTCTAACTCCCTCTGTATTGCCGTATGATTGAAATCTACCCTTTCTTCAGAAACCGACATTACATTATCATCACCGTAATTCATCTGAGTGACATAACTATTGAAAAACCGCTCTTTATCAAAACTATAAATTGAATAATATGCATAACGAATATACAAACTATTCACAATATTATTGATAAATACAGTCATGGGATGTCCGGAGGGTTCTGATCCAGCTACTACAACAATCTCACCGAAAAAATCATATGTTGGATAACATATCTCTGTTGCAATACCTCGCATAATGGTTAAATCCTCCTCAGAATAACCACATCTTTTGGCTAAATGTAACAGACATGAAAAAGCTGCCATCGATGCTGTTGGAGACATCGAGGAATCAAAACTGGCATAATCTCCTGCTATCATTCGATCTCTCCCCTTTTGAATAACATGATTAACAAACCTATCCCAATCTTTTCCATGTGCATTTATTCCAACAGCACTCTCAAATTTATAGGGATTTCGCATAATGATCACACCGAGAGGTAAGAAATATTTTCTAACAATCAATAGTCCTTCTAATGACACCCCAGCAAAAACTCTTACTTTTCCACTTCCTATTTTTTTGGGCTCATCCTTCAAAGAACATTTGAAAACAAAATGACATCTTTTACCTCCCAACAACATTTTCTCACACTTTTCGACTCGATCCCAAATGTAGTCTGGAGCTTCTATAACATCAGTAACGAAATCACTTGATACACCAGTCCTCTTTAAAACCATACTCTTTGGCTTATTAATAGGGAAACCACAACTAGTGCTCATAACGACTGATCTAAGTTGTGAGATTCCGTCTTGACCAGAAAGAGTTATTTCTCTATTCAATGGTTGTATTCCCCTCACAGCACTATCAGGTAGAGTATCAATAATGCTCATGCAATAATCATTAGCAGCTAAAGCCATTCTGTCTGCATCCATAGCACTAATTTCACACATTCTAGATGCTTCTTTGTGTCGTGGTATATAATTATTGATGTTCTCAGGGGGACCCCATATACATGGGACACTAAATACTTCTTCAACTGCATCACTTAGTAATGTCTTAACAACGGAAGTACTTGGTCTCTGTCTGGGACCACTATGCTGCCCATAAAGATTAAATGACCCTTTCTCAAGAAATTTAAATGGACTTTTAGGATGGATATTTTCTAATAATGAAACAGTTTTATAAGGTCCTATATCTGATAGGTTTAATCCTTCCATACATGCACTATGTGCAACCATCAAACCTTTTCTATTTTTTAAATAATCCAACGCTTGTGTTATCTCAGTTCTGCATAACATGGCTGCTCCACCCTCTCTAGAACCAGAAATACCACAACAATGAAATCCTAAAATCATAGGTCTAGAGTCATAAGTCATTAGAGGAGACATACACATCCCATCAAAAGTAGGAGTATTAGTGGAATAATGAAATCCCATTATATTAATTTCCTGCTTAACACCTTGGTATCTAATCTTCTTCCCCTCAGCTAATACTCTCTGCTCGTTTATCTTAGCATCTGGTCCTTTATACAATATCGAACACATATACCGACCCATCTCCTTATCCTTAGGAAAATACTCGGTAAAATCAAATTGTGAACCACCGCTTGTTAAAACAACTAGAGCCAGATCATTGTCTGGAATATGATAAGTATTATTAATTCCTATCATATCAGAAAAATTTGGACCTATAGTGCCTGGTTCTCGAATAGTTATCTCAACTTTTTGAGCATAACCAGTTAGAGCATGGGAATTAATTACCCACACATTGTTACATAACGGGAATATCACCATTTGCGATCGTCTTCCCGTTTCAGTACATGTTAAAACAGCACTTCCTAGTTTTTTCTCTATTAAATTTCTAAGTTGTTCGGGGGTAGTAGTAGAACTCCTCAAACTAGGTACAACTTTTGAGATAACAGCTGGAGCCCAATGATCTACTTTATGTTTCTCATCAACGGGTAATGATCCACCAGTACTTAAGGTTTGACAATTATATGCTTTGTAAGCTTTAAATGCCTTTCTCAACAAATAAGCAGCGCTCATTATAGTAACACCATATAGTGATACTTTCATGACTTTTCTAATCTGTTTAATTCTCTTAGCACGGAGTGTAGTCAATTTAGAGTGTCTCAAAAATAAATCTGTCATCCGCTCAGACGCCCATTCATGACACCAATCAATACGAGAAACTGCACACAAACCAAATCTAGTAGCAACAGCTACTGGAACTGTGATAGTGGCGATAACAGCACTGTTAATCATTAGAAGTAACATAAAGAACATGCAATCCCATTTGTTTGTTTTCCACTTAGCGTATAGGAAATTCCAACACACAGCAGACCATCCCAATATAGAATTATATTGTCCAGTTATAAAACTTTGTAAAAATGGATTCTTAATAACAGTTTTAATTGATTTATCCCTTACATGTTCAAACCGTGTCTTCGTGGGTAAATTAACACCTAAGAATAACTGATCCAGACCAATACTATCATTACCTTCAGAATCACTAGTAATAGGAGAACGATCATCAGAACTTGTTATGCCTTCATCGTCAGATACTATTAAACTATCCTCACTTGAACTGATAATCTTAGTGATATCTTTTTGATGCTTAATCTTGTTCTTCTTAATACGTTCTTTATCAAATATATCTCTCAACCAGTCATTTGTTTGATATTTAAGTCGACGCCCTTGCATTGAAGCAAACTCTCTAGCTTCTTCAGCAAATTGTAAATCCCTTAATAAATTCCAATCTATACTATCATCTGATTCATTTGGATCCTGTGTGCTATCTATACTATCAATATCAGAGAAATCTCCCTCGAAATGGGTAGTTGATTCTAAAAGAGAAGTAGGATAATCTCCAAAAATAATATTATGATCATTGCTAGAATTTTCATTAAGTTCAGCTATATTGTTGTCACAATTACAAAAACCTTCAAATTGCTTACAACTATCACAAATCTTCATCTTGAAGATATCAGCTGATCTACTTACAAATGACCGTTGACTGTCAAAATGTATTCTTGATTGATGTCCTAGGTAATCTAACAACTGCTGAAACCCTATCTTCTCTAACTTTCTACCATCATCCTCTGCTATAATATAACTAGGACTGGCAGCATGTCCATCATGAACAGCTAGAGGTACAACATATTCCACTTTAAACCACCAAGCATCAGGTACTTTATCAGTTTTAACCTTGCTCGAATCCAACATATTACTATCTTTACGTTTGTACTCATCCTTAACTGTAGTAGTTATAAAGTACTCGAAACGTCTTAATATGGATACCGGTTCGTTAGAAAGTTGACTTGCACACAAATTTTTAACATTTGTGGTTCCATAAACAAAGTTTGGATTCATCATAACATTACCTTTTGCTTCAACCTCAGCTTTAAGTGCAGCTGCTGGTATATTATTTAATAAACGTATAATTAAATCACCAGGTGATCCCTCCGAAACTTCCAATTTCTGATTCATAATGTCATCAATAATAACAACATTTGTATTACATTTAATCTCAGATTGAAATTTATCAGCGGGATTAAGGGTTACTACCCTATCTTTAGATGATTCAAAACCATTTACAGTATTTAAATAATGAATTATATACGGCAATACAGATGACTTGCCAACACCTGTTCCTCCAAAAAGACATACACCAAATGGTTTCATTCTCATAGAAGGAGCAACATTAGCACGCTTTACTCTAATCTTAGTCTTTTCAAGCATAACTAATTTGGTTGTCAAATTACTTTTTTCTGG